TGCAATATGCTGGCATCCGACGGCAGCGATTACGAGGTGGTTGAGTACGTCCGGGTGATGAATAAGGCGGTACGCCAGGTCAAACCCTATGTGATCGCCAGGATTGGTGACCGGCGGTTGAACTCCACGGCGGTGTCCATTGCCGAGAACAAAACCTATTTTATGAAGCCGTTGCGGGCCATGGCCAAGAGCGTGACCATCGGCGGCTATACCTTCCCGGGTGAGATCTACCCGCCCACGGCGGACTCCATTGTGATTGAGTGGAAGTCCAAGACCAGTGTGCTCATTTACATCACGGTGCAGCCTTACAACTGTCCCAAATCAATTACCGTTAACCTGGCCCTGGACCTGTCCACGGAATAACCCGGCCCGTCCGGAATAAAGGAGGAACATAGTGAAACGAGTCAGTTCAAGTGCATTTAACGTATCTGTTGGTGATTTTGCCAAGATGCGTGTGGAAAAGGCCACCCTGACCATTGAGGATGGCCGCAAGGTGGTCAAGGACGGCGGTGTGCCCAACGGGTTTGTGCCTGGAGAGGTCGGGGCGTCCGGCGATTTGGAACTGGATGCGGCCGCCATGGCCATTCTGGCCGAGGAAGCAAGCAGCCAGGGATCATGGCAGGAAATCGAACCGGTGGATATTGTGTTTTATGCAAAAGGGACCACGGAAGAGGAAAAGGTGGAGGCCTTCGGATGCCTGCTCAACCTGTCCGACATTGTTGAATATGACCCCACCAGTGACAAAAAGTCCATCACCAAGGTGTCCTACGAAGTGACATCCCCGGATTTTGTCCGGATCAACGAGGTGCCTTATCTGGCCTCGGACCGCACTGAAAATATTGTGGCTGAATAATGGCTGATATTGCGGACAGGGCATCGGTCATTGAAATGGATGACACCGCCCGGGAAATTAACAAGGCCCGGGCTGCCATATCCAGCGGCCCCGGCCGCATGACTTGCCTGGAATGCGGCGAACCGATACCCGAAGCCAGACAACGGGCAATTCCCGGGTGTCAGCTTTGTGTCCTTTGCCAGGCAGAAAAGGAGACAACACGTGTTTGAAAGACTTGGAAAATGGCTGGACGATATCATTGGCTATGCTGTCAGCGGTATCTGTCTTTCCTGGCCGCACTCATGTGACGGATGGTCAAGCCTGATTGCACTGGTTATCGCGGTGGTGACCCTGGTGTTCATCACTTTACCCAAAGCATATTTAACCATGCACAAATTTAGGGCATGGCTCAGGACGCGAAAGGATGCGCCATGAAACGGTTTTGTTTTTTACTGATTTTTTTGTTTGTTTGCGGCTGGGTATTGACCGGGTGTCTGCCTGTTATACAGGGAATATCTCTGGCTCCGCCTGCGGCGGCACCTGCCCAACAGGGTGATGCCAAACCAGTGACCGGGCCTGTGAACAGCGGCAAAATACAGATTGCGGAGATTTCCAATCACGGAAAGCTCAATATTTATATTACCCCGGATTCTTCGGTTGAACCGGTACCGGATCTGCCTGGCGATGTCACGGCAAGTCCCGGCACCGGGGACATTACATCCATCAAAGATGATGAAGGGCTGCGGCTCAAACCCTATGCGGACCATAAAGGGAAAACACACATCGGGTATGGCCGGAACCTGACGGACAAAGGAATAAGCCGGGATGAAGCCGACGCCTTGTACACCCAGGATTACACAGAGGCTGTGGAGGATCTTTCACAGCGGGTGTTTTCCGGCCTGTGGGATGGGCTGCCCGAACAGGCCAAGGCGGTGCTGATCAACATGAGGTACCAGCTTGGCCCAGAAGGGTTCCGGGGATTCAGTGGGATGATCAAGGCGGTAACAGCCCATGACTGGGGCCGCATGGCAGATGAAATGCGTAACAGTGAATGGTACCGGGATGAACGAACCCGGCCCAGGGCCGAACGATTGGCCCGTATCATAGAGCGTATCAATTAATAAAAGGAGTGAACAGTATGGATACATTATCAATCCATTGGCTTTGGACCCTTGTTATTTTTCCAATCATCATCGCTTTTTTTAAAAACGAAATCGGCAATGTGCTCACCGCCTGGAAGGTCTATAGACTGCGGTCCTTTGACGTTGACGGCAACCCCACCACAGAAGACCGGGTGCAGTTGCTCAACGGGGCAACCGGTCAGTGGGGGGATGCCGTCATTGAAAAGTATGTGTTTTCCTTAAATGCCAAACGCAGGGGCGTTTACCTGCGGTATCCGGACGGAGGCCGCGAAAAGGTCGGTTTGCTTGATTGGGCCGGTTTCCGGAAGCGGACACCGCCTGCAGCCTGATCGTTATTCAATAACTTCAATCATCAAACAATTATAAAAGGTGACATATGTCTGAAACCACTACAGTGACCCTGACTGCGAACAAAACCCCTTTAACCTTTAACGTATCTACGGATGACCAGGAGCGGCTCATTGATGAGCTGACAGCCACCAACAAGGTGCAGCCCATGAATAATTTTCTGGTGCGGACCATTGATAAAAATTGCAAGGAGAGCCTGAAGCCATTCCTTGTCCAGCCCACGGTGGTGATGCAGCTCGGGGAAAAACTGGTGGAGAAGGTCTCCCCGGCCATTAAAATCACCGTGGGGGAGTAGAACGCATCGCGGCCGGAATTGAGGAAAACGCCCTGGCCCAGATGCGGGCGTTTTCCCATAAATGGTTTCCGGGCCGCGATGTGACCACCCGGTCCATGGCCGAGGCTTTATTTTTGGAAAATGATTTTTGGGAAAAACAGCGGGTGGCGGTGGCCAATGGTGTGGCCACGGCATTTAAATGACAGGATGATATGGCGACGAAACTTGAAAAACTGATGTTCTCTATCGACCTGCTGGACAGGGTATCAGGCCCTGCCGGGCGGATCAAAAAAACGCTGGGCGGGGTGGCAAGCGCGGCGAATGACAGTTTTGCCAAGATCGGCGGCGGGGTGGCCGGGGTGGCTGCGGCCGGGTACACCATGCAGGCCATGGTGGCACCTGCCAATGAGTTCAACATGGCCATTGGAGAGGTCCGCAGTCTGGATGTGGCCCGGGGCAGTTTGGATGCATTGTCTGATTCGGCCGTTAAGTTCTCTATCAAATATGGGGAATCCGCATCTGATTTTGTTAAATCCTCCTATGATATTCAATCTGCCATTGCCGGGCTTGAGGGGGATGATCTGGCCCGGTTCACCAATGCTTCCAATGTGCTTGCCAAGGGCACCAAGGCGGATGCCGCCACCATTACCGATTATATGGGTACTATGTATAGAATTTTTAGAGATAGTGCCAATAAAATGGGTAAAGCCCAGTGGGTTGAGCAGCTTACCGGTCAAACTGCCACGGCAGTTAAGATTTTTAAAACCACCGGTTCAGAAATGGCCGGGGCATTTAAATCCCTTGGGGCAGATGCCCAAATAGCTATGATCGCCCAGGCAGAGCAGATCGCTGTGCTGGGTCAGCTTCAGGGCACCATGTCCGGGTCAGAGGCAGGAACAAAGTACAAGGCGTTTTTGTCCGGTGCGATCGGTGCACAGGAAAAGTTAGGGCTAAAATTTACTGATTCTGCTGGCCGATTGCTAAGCATCACAAAAATCCTTGACACAATTAAGGGTAGTAAATACGGAGACCTGTCTATTGGGGCCAATGCGGAAGCCCTATCAAAAGCATTCGGAACGGACGAAGCCGTTGGCATGATCAAGCTTTTGATATCGGATACAGAAGGGCTGAAGAACAATATCCAGGCCATCGGCAAGGTTAAGGGACTGGAACAGGCCCTGAAGATGGCCGCCAATATGATTGACCCGTTCCAGCGATGGAACCAGGGGGTCAAGGCGGTGCGTATCGGGCTGGGACAGGCGCTTTTGCCTATGCTTACCCCGTTCATTGAAGGGATGGCCGATGGTGCCGGGGCCATATACAACTGGACCCAGAAGTTTCCCGGACTTACCCGGTGGATCGGCATTGCCATTGTCAGTGTCACAGGTGTCACCGCCGGGATTGCGGCATTTGCCGCCCTCGGCGGTATCGCATCACTGGTGACCACCGGATGGAGTGTTTCCGTGGGCATTGCATCCAAGGTGATGACGGCGTTCCGGTGGGTTCTGACCCTGGCCCGGACCAGCATGCTGTTTTTAAATACGGCCATGTGGGCCAACCCTGCCGGATTGATTGTCCTTGGCATCCTTGCCCTGACATCTGCTGTGATCGGCATCATCTATTATTGGGATGATCTTAAAGCATCATTTCTGGATTCGGCCTGGGGGCAAAAGATCGTGGAAATTTTTGATGGCATTATTGCCAAAATCACCAAATTAAGTGGTGCCTGGGATTGGATGAAAAGCAAAATGTCATGGGTGCCGGGCATTGACAGTCCGGACGTCAACAAAAATATTCCCAAGACATCCCCGTCCCTGGAAGCGTCGAGAAAATTTGCTGTCCCCCAGGGCGGGGCAAGCCAGTCCATCGCCAATGCCGTTACGGACAACAGCAACCGGACCGAGTCAAGAACAGTGAACGTTGGGCAGGTTGTTACCAGCAGGCCCATTAATTCCCAGGAAATCGACAATCAATTATGGATGGGGGCATGATGGACGAGCAGATTAAATATCTGGACCTCTCGGTTGCGAATGACGACTTGTCCCTGGATGTGGGCGGAAACGTTGAAACATGCAAGGACCGGGATGTCATAGCCCAGGATCTGGTGCATATGATCCGGGAAAAGGGATATCTCCCGCCCCTGGTGGGGAACCGTAACCGGGACATCATTGACCAGACCATTGTCAAAATCACCCTGGCCGTGGACAACGATTACCGCATTGTGCCGGGGTCCGCCACCATCGAGGAGACCGGCACCGGGACATTTTATTTGATGGCTGACACCATTGATTTTGATTCAGTTTACATAGAATTAGGATAGATCCAACCATGGCGGATACTGACATTTTTGAAAACATGCTTGTTGAGGCCGGGATACCGACCACGGAAAATGATATCCAGGCCAAGTGGGATAGTATGGCTGCGGATGCAGAGATCCAGATCTCAAATGATTCCGATTACAGCCCGTTTTGGCGGTTGATTTCCGCCATTGTGACCACGCCTGCCAAGTGGCTTGTCAATCTGCTGATTCAGTATGTTTTGCCCAATGCGTTTTTAAAATATGCGTCAGGCACCTGGCTTGATCTGTTTGCCTGGGGGCGGGATCTTGAGCGCAAGGCAGCCACCGCCGTGGCAGGCAATATCCTGTTCACCCGGGAGGATTCTGATGGGGAGCTGGTTATTGAGGCGGGGATATTGATTGCCACGCCGGCCATTAATTCCATTGTCTATCGGGTGACGGTGTCCGGGCAGACACTCATCCCGGATGGGACATTGACCGCAAATGTCCCTGTGGTTGGTGAAGAAACCGGTTCTGCATACAATCTGGGTGCTGGGTATTACTCCGTGCTGCCCGAAGCCATCACCGGGATTGCCTCGGTTACCAACGAAAGCGGCTGGATCACAACAGAAGGGGCGGACGAAGAGAGCGACGATGAACTTCGGCTGCGTTGCCGCAATCAGTTTTCTGCCGTGGGCCAGTATCATCATGATGCAGCTTACCGGGCGGACATTTCCAGTTTTGCCGGGATCAGTACCGAGTATATCATCTTTGAGCATGGGGCACCCAGGGGAGAAGGTACGGCCAATGCTTATATCATGGTGGATTCCGGGACGCCTGCCCAGGCATTTGTTGACGACATTAATGATTACATTTCAACCCAGGGGCACCACGGCCATGGGGATGACATGCAGTGCATGGTGATGCCCACCACTGAATATGATCTTACGGCCACGGTTTATTATGACAGCACCCTGGATGACGATGCTGTGTCCGAACTTCAAACCGGGGTGGAAAATATTATCCGGTACGTGTTCAGGGAAAATCAGGCTTACACGAATGAGACGGTCATCCGCACTCTGCCCCTGACCCGGTTAAGTTTTTCAAAGCTTGATCAGCAATTGCATAATTTATTGCCCGGCCTGATGAGCATCTCCTTTGACCTGGATGATATTGTGCCGGCGTCCATTGATTTGCCGGTGCTCTCTTCTCTGACAATTACCATGGAGGCCGTATCGTGACAGTATCCACGGACCCGCCTGAATTTACGCTGCCGGTATGGCTGAACAAGGGGCAGGCGGCAAAGCTTGCCACTGCGGCATATACCTGGTGGTGCAAAATGCGGGACTGGGCCATGTGGCCGATTCAGCAAATGGACCCGGACACATGCAATGAGTCCGTACTCAAGCTGATTGCCTGGGGCCGGGCCATTGACCGGTTGACCGATGAGCCGCAGTCCTTGTTCCGGCTGCGGGTAAAATACGCCTATGCCAACGCCAGGGATGCGGGCAGCGTGTATGGGTTTAAACAGATTTTTAACCGGTTGGGCATCGGGTACGTGGAGATCGAGGAGCGCATGGACGGCCAGGACTGGGATGTGATTGCCATTCGCATGTCCGACACCCAGCTGTCCGAAAATGAGACCTTATTGACTGAATTGATCCAGCATTACGGCCGGACTTGCCGGAGATATGGCTGGAAAATCATTGAGTCCTTGCCGGTTGAGGTCCAGGTGGCGGAATTCTCCAACGAGTGCATCACGGAAGTGGCGGAATAAAAGGAGTACACTAATTATGAGCAGTGTGATTACAACCAACGGCAGAACCCGGATGAACGAACTGGCAGGAAATGAAGAGGTCCTGGTCATTGACCGGATGATCCTTGCGTACATTGCGGATCTGGATACCTCTTTAGCAGCTGACCCGGATCAGCAAATGCCGGATGCTGATGATATCGTTTACACCTATGAAATCCCGGATGATTCCAAGGGGTATGTTGATGCGGATCAGGTTGTTTATTCCATGATGCTCGGATCTGATGTCGGGACTTTTAAATTTAACTGGATAGGCTTGATCGAAGCTGAAACCAACACCGTGATCACGGTAACCCAAACGGCTGAATCATCCAAATACCCAACCGATTTGACCACGAATACAACCGGCAACATGATTACCCGTAATGTAATCCTTTCTTACCAGGATGCCCAAAATTTAACCGGCATAACCGTTGCGGCAGAAACATGGCAATTTGATTATCAGGCCGAAATCAACACGCATATTAACACCATTGTAGACCCGGCCCAAGAAGGCACGGACCCGAAACATTTGACAGATTCACAAGCTAAGATCTGGCAAGATCATAGCGGTAACGCAGACCTTCATGTTACTGCAGACCAAAAAACGACTTGGAATGCACACGTTGCAAGCAGGTCAAACCCGCACGGTGTCACAAAGGCACAGGTGGGCCTTGGGAACTTGCCGAACGCGAAGAGCAATTCAATAAACCTAAATTCTTCAAGTACATTGGCAACGTCTGCGGCAGTGAAGGCCGAAAACGACGCCCTTCTTGCCCATGTAAACAACAAAAGCAACCCCCACAAAATTGACCAGACGGTTTCACTTATAGGTAAAAGATCAACAAACGGAACCTGGACGCTAACCGGCTTAGATGTAGGAAAGCCGTTAATTATAGGGCTTTACACCACCCAGGATGGTGAATACGCTATAGCAGAATATCGAGTAACATCCGGTAGCTATATCGGCCATAACAACCGTTCTAATGGTTATTGCATATTAAAGTTTAGTACAAGTGATAACTATTCGTCTTCTGGTAGCGCAACCCTTGTTCCGATTTCTGCGACGGTTGTTATGAAGGTTGTTTTTTCCACTACAAACACATGGATTTATGCGTATCAATAAGGGGATTTTATGCGTCTTTTTAAGCACAATAAAACAGTGATTAATTTTGACAACGACACGGACGCGGAAGCATTCGCAACAGCCACCCCTGGTGCCGAAGAATTAAACGCGGAAGAAATAGCCAGTGTGTTTGGAGATTATCCGCATCTTGCAGGCCCAGAGACCACGACCGTGGAAGGCAGCAATATCGTTTTTACATTGCCACTGGAATACCGCGATCTGGACGCCTGGTTTGATAGTTTTATTCGGCCGAATAGGGACGCTTCTCTTCTCAAAACAGATAAATATTTGGTTTCTGATTACCCTATTGATGCCACAACATTGGAAGAAATAAAGGTATACCGTCAAGCCCTTAGGGATTTCCCTGCAACATTTACTGAAATTGTCCCTTTGGAGACTATCCAATGGCCGGCTGCACCAGAGACGATATTGAATGTTAATTGATGATTTCAAAATTCCCGGTAAAAATTTAAGGGTTTCTGGAAGCCTTGAACTGAGGACGGAAGCCATAGCAGGCGAAACTTGCTCAACGGAGTCGGTTGACAAGGGAATAAAGCCGAAGACGCTAAGGGTGTCCGTTGATATTCCATTCAGTGCCAAAGATGACCTGTTAAATTTGATAAAAAAGGCAGAATCAAAGAATAGCGCCGGGGAACGGCATATTTATACCATCACCCATCGCACGGCAAATTCAGCCGGCATAAGACAGGTCCGTTTTTTCGAGCATTTTGACTGGCGGGAAGCACGAGGCCTGTTGATGTGGCATGTATCGTTCACTTTGCAAGAGTATCTCAGTAATCCTGAACGGTCCGAAAACAGGGAAACGACCGCACTCAATACGGACGTTACGCAATATCAAGCGATCTTGGATCAGGCGGAAAACCTGGCATGAAACTGATCAAGCGAATCACTGTTGCAGGGACTGAGGTGGGCCTTGTTCGTGAACATGTCTGGCTGGATGTGTGTACCCCTGGACGGGCTGATTTTACGGTGCGCAGTTCATCGGCATTGTCCGGTATCGTCCGGATGTCCCTGGGCGTGGCCGGCCGCAACCTGGTTGAATATTTTACAGGTTTTATCGTGCGCAGTTCAACCGTGGACGGATCTCAGCAGCGGATATTCTGCCGGGAACTGTCCGCCGTGCTTCAGCAGAATTTACCCATATCGGCACGGAACGTGTCCATGCGGGATATTCTGGGCATTTACAGCCGGAAAACCGGCCTGACCTTCATCATCCCTTCACAGGAGTATGCCGATACGCCATGCCATACATTCCAGACCCACGGTTCCGGCATCCACGCCATGGACGCCCTGGGTAATATCTTCGGGATTACGGATTATATATGGCAGCAACAAGGAGACGGTAAGGTATTTGCCGGGGCATGGGCTGACAGCAAATGGGCGGATAAGTCCGTCACCGTGCCGGAAAAATTCTTTCAGGATGTTCAGCTGGATGGCACAAAAACCATGCAGGCAGCACCCGGATTACGCCCGGGTGTGAAATTGAATGATCAGTATATAACCAGCCTGCAGCTTCAGGAACATTTTATGGTGGTGTCATGCGTAACGCAATTAAACGTATAGTGCTTAGAATGTTTCCGGAGTTGGCCGGCGGATATCACCTGGACCGGTATGCCAGGATTTTAAAAATATCTGATCCCCCAACCGATGGCGTCACGTGTAACCGGTTTCAACCATACTGGGCTGCAGACATTGAGATCCTTACCCCGGATGGCGAAGCCGCCGAAGGATATCCCAAATATGAATCCGTTCCACTGCCCCTGCCCATGGCAGGCGACCTTGAAGGGATGTTTCTGTGGCCCAGGCCCGGGGCAATCGTAACCGTCCGATGGATTGAAGGCCGCCCTGATCATCCGGTAATTCAGCACATCTACCCCATGGGCCTGACCCTGCCGGCAGTCCCGGACAATATGGCCCGGTGGCAGCAGCGGGATGGTGTTCATCAATATGTGGATGCTCCCGGAAACTGGGAACGAAAAACAGACCAGGAGATCCGGGACACAGCCCAAACCATCACAGAAACCACCACAGGCACCAGAACGGAAACCGTGGGTGGAACATCGTCGGAAAACGTCACCGGATCGAAAAGTGAAACCATCGGCCGAACAAAAACGGTAACCGCCGGGACCGCATATCTTGTCACGGCACCTGTGATAGAAATGAAATCCCAAACCGGGATCAGTCTGCTGCCAACCTTGTTGGAAGCCTATGACGCAATTCAAACGGCCCTTGATATCCTTGCAACACATACCCACCCAAGTGCCGGAAGCGTACCTTCTGAACAGGCAGACATCCAGGCGGAAGTGGATTCGCTTAATGAAAGCACATCTGCACTAAGCAGCCTGCAAGGCTAAAAAAGTAAAAGGATAGAGAAGCTGCCCCGGTCAGTGCGCCAACACTGCCGGAGCGAATGGACTCCAAACAGCCCAGACATCACAATGTGACAACTTCCCTGCTCGGACCGAGCAAAGGGGATATATCAAGCTGAAAGGAGTTTGTCCATGAAAAGCCCCCTTGCCTACATCGGAGGCAAATCAAAACTATCGAAACAAATCATTTCATTCATGCCCGGCCACAAAACTTATTGCGAAGTCTTTGCCGGCGGCGCATGGGTGTTTTTTAGGAAAACACCGTCAAAGGTTGAAATCATCAACGACCTGGACGGGGACCTGGTCTCTTTTTACCGGGTGGTGCAAAATCACCTTGAAGAATTCTTAAAGCAATTTAAATGGCTGCTTGCCTCCCGGGAATGGTTTGAAGACTGGAAATCCCAACTTGATGGCCGGGGGTTAACTGACATCCAAAAAGCAGCCCGGTATTATTACCTCCAGCGCCTGGCCTTTGGTGGCAGAGTTCGGAACCGCTCGTATGGTGTCCAGACAGATGGTCCGCCAAGAATAAATCTTCTGCGCCTTGAGGAAGAGATGTCCGAGGTTTACCTTCGCCTGGCCGGCGTCCAGATTGAAAACCTGTCATGGAAAGATCTCATTACCAGATACGACAAGCCCGATATTTTGTTTTACTGTGACCCGCCATATTATCAGTGCCCGGATTACAAGCACAATTTTGACCTGGACGATTTTCAAGACCTGGCCACAAAGCTGGCAGGTATCCAGGGCAAATTCATGTTAAGCATCAATGACCATCCAACTATCCGTGAAGTCTTCAAGGCATTCAAATCCAAAGAGGTAACCTTACAATACACCGTTTCCCAGGCAGGCCCGATTGATGCCAAAGAACTGATCTTCTCAAATTTCGATCTGAAAGAGTACAAAGAGCCCGACCTGTTCACCCTTTAACCCCACACCACGTATCCGAAAGCCAAGGCCCAACGTCTATATGACGCTGGGCTTTATATTTTATGCTATCCGCCAGCCCATCAGCCAAGCTGGCAAAAAAAATCCAAAGCCCCCAAAAAAATCACTCCTCCGCACCACACCTGCCGCGTTTTGGGGCGTTTTTTTGCAATTAAGGTATCCTGGCAAAGGAGGTTGTGTGCCTTGTGGCTGTAGGCGGTTGCGGCAATACTCGGCATTGCAAAGATTGCGGAGTATTGCTTAAAATGGCAATTTCGGCGTTTTAATGAAATGGTGATTGAATTAAATGAAAGCCCTTATAGGCGGGGCTTTGGCGTGTTTTTTTCTGGCGACCCTTCACCGCTGGATGAATGTTTGTGGTGAAGGGTCGCCAGGGCGGAATCAATCTGTGCAAACGTTTAACATGCGCATAGGTTGTGCTCTTCAAAGGTTTCTTGCTTGTAACAGAGATCACAGAGAAACCGATTGCCGCTTGCAATTGGCCGCGCACCGCAGCAAGAGCACATCCGTGTTGTTGATTCTCTGGTTTCTGGCATCTGTTCCGGCATTCTGGCAATGCGTGAAATTGTGCTTTGGGGAACATTGTAGATCATGGCAACATCAATCTGGCGGAGTCCTTCGTCAAGCATGTGTTTGATTTCTTCAACAGGTAGGTTTTGTTTTTTGTGCATGATTTTCCTCCTTTTGGCCCGGGAGGAATATAAAAGGCCCATCCCGGGTACGGGTATGGGCCGATGGTTTACAGGGTGAGAGGATTAAAAAATAACGGACGGACAAACTGGTGTCAAGAATAACTCTAATAACACAATTCCTTAACCGCCATTTCAACAACTTTATTGAAGGCTTGCTTAGAACCATGTGGAAATGGACTTTTTCCGTAACTCCATCTTTTTTCTTTCATATTGTAACCGCCACCTGTGATATAATTACCAGAAGGAAACATCACATCTATCCAGTCACCATCTTCTTTTTTTGTGATATAAATTGTTTTAATTTCGTTGATTGGTTCATCAATAAGAATTTCATAAATTTCTGAGAGCGGATAGCCATGGTAAAGCCCAGTTGAGGTTCTTCGCACAAAGTCCGAACCATGAATTTCAAGTTTGTTATTAAAGGTTCGAATGATCTTGCCTAAATGTTTACAGAGCCTGCGGGCGTCGGTTACGGGGAATTTAGAACGGACATTAATAAAATCAGGACAAGTGCAGGTGAGTTCATTCATATCAACCAGATAAGGTTCCTGAGCGGAACCCTCCACCTCTCTTGGTTTATACCACTTTTTAAGACTTTTAATTTCTATCTCAGTGGATACAGGTGACTTCACAGTTATATTAACGTCAATAGGCTGTGCTTGTGTTTTATTTCTGGGAGGGATTTCTCCGTTCACTTTTTGCCATTGTTCCCTCAGATTTTGTGTAACAAGTTTAGGATACTCGAACCCAAATCCTCCAGGCTCTTTCCATTTATAATTTTTAACATGATAAAAAACAGACTTGGCTATAAATTCATTCGGATCACTGCCGATAGCCCCAATTCGCACCCACGGGTTTCCGTCCTTTTCTATAAGACATGCATAGTCATCATACCCATAATCACCATCATCGTATGAATACAATTCACGGAGAATAAAAGAGACTGAATTTTCATTTTCGTTGTAATCAATGATGCTAATCTTTTCCGTTTTATCTTTTTGCTTTTGCTTTTGCTTTTGAGATGGCTTATTGCCTTGCGCTAACGTGTCCAGTAACGACATAACAAGTTTGAAAAAGTTTCCCATAAGAACCACCTAAACCAATCTCTGTATTTATACCAATATACACACTAAAGAATTACCCACTACTTCCGCTGTGGGAACGGGATAATTTTCCCGGATTACTTGCCACAACGGTGTTGTAAACCGCTTCTATTTGCTGACCTACCATTTCGAACATTTGGGGATTGAGGTTTTCAATTGTGGACAGCTGTTTTATTAATTCCAACGCTCTTTCTTTATTTCGAAAAATATCCAATTCTTTTTTATTAACATCAATTAGCTTGGCTTCTGATTGCTCCTCTGTTTCTGATCCCCATAGATAGTAATCAACGGATTTCCCCGTAGCCTTTGATACAGCCACGATGTATTCAAGTGAAGGTTTCTGTTTTATTTTTCCGTGAACATTAGTAACAACATTACGACTTACACCAATCTTATCAGCCCAAGCACTTGGTTTTATGCCAATTTTATCCTGGCTTATTCGTTCTTCAATTTCATCAAAATTTAAATTTAAATCGATTTTTGACATAACTGCTGTATTTTTTCTTGACAATCAATACAGCCACCATGTATTGATTAGATATTATTATTTACCCTAACTCATTATTTAGAAAAGGACTCAATAATGAACCCCATGTCCCCAAAACAAATCAAACGATCAATTGAAGACGCTGGTTATACGCAGGTCATGATCGCACATGAGCTGGGCGTCAGTACCCCGACTGTCAGCCAGGTTATTAGAGGCCTGCGGACAAGCCATAGAATCCGTTGCCACATCGCCCAAATAATCGACATGCCTGTGACCAACGTCTTCGATGTTAAAACGGAACCGACCAAACCCGGGCCGGTACCATCTGTTTCCAGACTGCACACTTGTACTAATTAGGCTAACTCGCTGATTTTTTCAAGGACTATTCCAGGCAGCCGGACAAAACGATTCATCCACTATTATTCCACTGCTTTTTCATGGAATGATAAACCTTAATACAGGAGAACTTTTCATGTTCATCCAGACCATCGAAAACAAAAACATCGACCACATTGAGTTTGACGGCAACAAAATCTACCTCATCGAAAAGGACAATGAACTTTTTGTCCCACTCAAACCTATTTGCACCGCCTTGGAATTAGACTGGGGGAGCCAATTCAGGAACCTCCAGGAGGACATTGTTCTCAATTCAGTTGTTGTCACTATGACAACAACTGGTAGGGATGGAAAGCAGTACGAAATGATCTGCATCCCCCTTTCCTATCTCAACGGTTGGTTGTTCCGAATCAACCCGGCCAGATACGAGGGTGAACGCCAAGAACGGATTATCAAATATCAGAAAGAGTGTTACCAGGCGCTGTTCACCTACTTCTACCCAAACACCAAGGAACAACTCGAAAGAAAACGAATTCAGGCGAAGGGTAAACGCCTGGATCTGTCCATGATTAAATCCGACCTCAACATCAGAAAAACCGTCCTGGCCATGGAGAAGCAGGCCGAGGAAGATGCCATGCGGATTTTTCAAGGCGCAGGCTGCATTGAAGATTTGGACGGCTGCCCGAAACTTCTAGAACTAACCCAAAAAGCCCTGGACAAACTTAACCAGAACAGCCTGTTTTCGGCTGAATAAGGAACTTTCCCATGCTGTATTCCGATGACCAAATCAAAATTCTGGAAGCTGTTCAGGCATCAGTAAAAAAGCACGGTGTGAAGATGCTGGCATCAAAATTATCTATTACTCCACAAACTTTATATGCCGACGTGGACCCCAAAAGCATTGGCCGCAGGACGAATAAACTTGGTGTATTGGACTGGCAGGTAATTCTTGGAGAATCCAAAGACTTGTCAAGCCTTGATGCGCTTGAGCAGTCCTTAGGGCGTATTGGCTTGCCGGTGCCGGTTCCGTCCGAGGATATGACAGACAAATCATGGGTTGAGTACTGTGCCCTGGTTGTCAAAGAGTCCGGCGAAGCGGCGGCGGAAGTCGCAAGGGCTATTGTTGACGGACACATTGACGACACAGAATTAAGCAAATGCATCAAAGAGACATATGAGGCGATGGAAGCTCAGGCGGCATTATACCTGGCCCTGAAAAAATTGGAAGAAACCAGAAATATACCATTGTATTGAAACAATCCGGGCCGGTGATTTGCCGGGGTGAGAGCCGCATTTTTACGGCCCGGTGCGTTTCAGAAAGGAAGAGCCATGGCAGAAATGTTGAAGACACGTGCTTATTCTGATGAGCAAATTGATTATATAAAAAAGGTACTAACTACCCAGCATCAAATCATACAGTCTGTTATAAAAAGTTTTTCTTTCCCGTCGGTACAGATCAATGTGGACGCCATATCCAAAGTTGTTTCCGACGAAAACGCCACCTGCCTGCGGGTGCTTGATACTGGATACACATATGTACAATAGTGATAACAGCAACCGGGTGGATGAAATTGTCCGGGCTCTCAGGGATGACTCACGCCTGCGATTAGTTGATAAGGGTGGATACCTAAGAGATGGTATCTGCCCCGCTTGCGGAAAAAAAGAGCTTTACGTCAGAAAATCACAGCCTTTCAGAATAGCCTGTGGCCGTGAAAACAAGTGTGGTGCTTCCTGGACGGCAAAGGAGCTGCTGCCACACCTCTTTGAAAATTGGGAAAAGCGATTCCCGCCAACGGACCAAAACCCGAACGCAACAGCAAGTGCATACCTTCGTGAAGGTCGTGGTTTTGATATCGTCAAATGCCACACCTGGTACTCCCAGGAAAGCCACCGGCTGAAATCCGGGGAGTATGTCCCTACGGTCAGGTTTTATCTTGACGAGGGCCGGACACGCTGGTGGGAACGGTTGATAGGGAAAACCAAGGCCGATGGTCAAAAGGCACATATCGGCGGGCAACGAAAACACGATGGTTACACGTTCAAGGGAGATGCTTGGATGCCGCCCGGCCAGACTATTGAACCAGGTGATCAAGTCTTCATCACGGAAGGCATTTTTCACTCCATTGCCCTTGCACATGCCGGTAAAAAGGTTGCTGCCTCCATATCCTGTTCGAATTTCCCGTCAAATCTGATCGAACAAAATAAGGGAAAGAATGTTTGCTGGGTACTTGCTATGGACGGAGACAAGGCCGGGCGCGAACACATGCGGACTCACCGCCTGAAAATCCTTGAGATGAGGGAGCAGGTTGATATCTGCCTGCTTCCTGACGGGAAAAAAGACTGGGACGATCTTTGGCAGGAGGATCGGCTAAAAGATGACTTCTTTGATAAGTGCTTTTACCATGGCCGCCTGTTTACATCAAATACCGTAGTTGAAAAAGCTTGGCATACCTTCTGCCGGAATCCAACACAACGCATATTGACTATTGATTATAACAATTCGCTTTGGGAAATTGAGGTGGACTCAAAGTTTGCTGCAGAGCTTCACGAAGAAAACATCATTCTGACATCGCCGGAAGGATTCGAGCGGTTCCGCATAGCTTGCACAGTTGACCAAATCTGCACGGTTTTCCCACGATTCGTTTACATTGAAAAGGATGAACTGGTTGGTGACCAAAGGTATGTATTCCAAATATCCTATGAAAACGAATCCATTACCCACACGATTGACATTGAGGGAACATCCTTAAGCAGCGCCGATGCATTCCACAAGGCATTGCTCAATAATACAAACGGTGGGATGTATTCAGGCAGTCCCAAAGCATTCAAAGCCATGACTAAAAAATGGTTCCGGCGTCAAATGATGACCGTAAAATCAATACAGTACATAGGCTACGAAAAAAGTTCAGGGGCATGGGTGTTCCATAATCATGCCTTTCTTAATGGCCGGAAGATCGCAAAGAATGAGTTTAATTATTTTGACTTGGGGTCTATAGGCGTCAAACCAAAAATGAACACATTCGATATCAACACTGATGGAGAATTCAACCCAAAATGGTTGCCGAACTATATACGTACATTCAGTAATCAGGGGCTATGCGTTCTTGTCTTCTGGCTTGGCAGTCTTTTCGCACAGCAGATCAGGGCAAAACACAGCAGTTTTCCTTTCCTGGAGTTCACAGGCGAAGCCGGTGCAGGAAAGACAACTATACTTAAATTTTGCTGGAAATTGCTTGGCCGCGGTGGAAGTTACGAAGGGTTGAATATCAACAACACGAATAAAAGGGCAAAAAGAAGACTGTTTGAACAGATCTCAAATCTACCCATGGTCATCATCGAATCTGACCAGGGAAGCATGGTCGCAGGTAAATCAACACAGTTCAATTATGAATCGCTGAAAGATCTATATGAAGGTGGCCCTCCTGGAACAATAGCTGTAGCTACCAGGGACAATGCCACAAAATCACAAAATTTTTTAGGCACATTGGTATTTAGCCAAAATGAGTCAGTCACTGGTGGAGAACCGATACTTTCCAGGATCGTTCATTTGCATGCAGATAAAAAACACCATACCAACGGCACAAGGGAACTTTCCAGGTGGTTTGAACGACAGGAAGTATCTGATGTTTGCGGCTTCCTTGATGCTGCGCTTAAAAACGAAAAGAACATTCTTGATACCATGTTTTCAAAATTTGAATCCATGGAGACATTTTTTGAACAGCGCGGGGTTACTCACAGGCGCGTTATGAAATGTCATGCCCAGATTGCAGCTATGGCACACGCCATGAAAATAATTTTCCCGAATTTCACAGAAGAAATGCTTCGTTCGTTTTTAGACTATCTGGTTGACAGAGCGCTTGATAGGACAAAGCGATGCGCGGCGGATCATCCGACAATAGATAAATTCTGGGACACTTTTGAATTCATAAATGGAGAAATGACAGGCGGTAGCCTGAATATTTCAAAGGACAAAGAAGAAATCGTTTTCAACTTAAACATGTTCAGGGCACAGTGCCATGCCTACAGTCAGGAACTCATGGACCTGACAGAATTAAAAAGACTATTGCCAGCCAGTAAACGACACCAATTCGTCACCAAAAACAAGCCTGTATGGTGTCCGACTGAACAAAAAACCATGCGGTGCTGGGTTTTTAAGGCCAAATAGAAATGGAAGAAACATGCTCAACCTGTAAGTGGGAACTTTCGTGCTGTTTCAGTGTTCCCAACAGGGATGAATTTTTTGAAGGATGCTGGACCGAAAAAATAAAGGAGAGAAACATGAATCACAGTGTGGCAGCGAGTGCGAATTGTTCGACGAAAACAAATCAGGCATTCAACAAAAAGATAGAAACATACAAACGTAAAAAACGAAATCTTTTTTCATATACTGAAAAAATAATGGTGGCCATGATGTGTCCGGATTTGTATCTGGAATTGATGCCCAAAAAATATATCGACAGACCAATGGCTGCATATTTTAAGGTGCTTGATTCTGCCCAACGCGCCGTTGTTAAGACTCATTATGGATTAATTTAATACCGGAAATCCTTGGTGGAGAAATTATGAAAAATGATCAAAATAACATAGTCAGTCTGAGCGGCGGCAAGGATTCCACGGCCATGATTGAAATGATGATTGAGCGCGGTGAAAAAATCCACAGCGTTATTTATTGTGACATGGCACATGGGAGTTCCCGGCAATGCACGACCATATCAAAGCCGTTGAGAAATCAATAGGTATTCCCATTGTCCGGGTAAAGCCAAAATGGGACCCTGTCTATATGCTGACTAAAAAGCCGGTCATAAAACGCGGATCAAAAGAAGTTTACAGACTTGGAAACAACTGGCCGTCTGCCATGCGCCGGTGGTGTACCCGTGAAAAAATGAATGCTTTGCACAGGTATATAAAAAGTGTTCCCAATGCCGTCTCGTGTGTCGGACTTGCGGCCGGAGAAGAGGACAGACTGAAATCATCCGAAGCGGCCAGCAGAAAAATCACCTGCAGGTACCCGTTGATGGAATACGGCGTAACCGAATCCGAGGCCCTGCAGTATTGCTATTTCAAGAGCTACACATGGGATGATCTATATGAGCTTTTCGGTCGCGTGTCCTGCTTTTGCTGTCCTCTACAGCCGCTTGGCGAACTTCGGAAATTGCGTCGTTTTTTTCCTGATCTGTGGAGCCAGATGCTTGATTGGGATTCTCAAATAGACACTTCATGGGGAGCCGGGTTTAAGGGGTACAGAACAGTGCATGACCTTGAAAATAGATTCTCTGAAGAGGACCGCCAAGGAGACCTTTTCCCAGAAATGGAGTTGGTGTGAAAATCCTGATTGCCTGTGAATATTCCGGCCGGGTCCGGGACGCATTTTTAGCAAAGGGGCACAATGCCATGTCTTGCGATTTACTGCCGACACAATCCCCAGGGCCGCATTATCAAGGAGATGTCATGGATGTCATAAATGATGGTTGGGATATGATGATCGCCCACCCGCCATGCACTTATCTTACATGCACAGCAAATAGATCTTTTATCAATAATCCAGACCGATGGCGGAGCCGCCTGGATGCAATGCTTTTTGTCCATGCCCTGCTTAATGCTGACATTGAAAAAATTTGCATTGAGAATCCCCAGGGAGTGATATCAACGCATATTCGACCGCCAGACCAATACGTTCAGCCTTCTGATTTTGGTCATCATGAGACAAAAAAGACAGGGCTTTGGTTGAAAAATTTGCCACTACTTCTCTCGACCAAAACAGTTGAACCAACATGGATTCTTCGCGGTGACGGAAAGCGGTATTCACCGCAACATGAGCGGACGCACTCTTGGAAAAAACGCAGTGAAACCTATACTGGCATTGCCAATGCTATGGCTGATCAGTGGGGCGGAAATGGTGAGTATGCAGTACCGGTTGTGCCAGGTGTCAGGGATAAACAAATGGATCTATTCCCTGCTACTGCAAAATCAATTTAATGGGCTGTACTCTGGCCCAGGAACGGGTCTGAATTTAGTTATTTAATATGAGCAATCGGGTATTAAACAAGTCGGAGGAATTATGAAAGAGGCCTATTATTGGGCGGTAGAAACATGGGAATGGTGGTGCCCTCAATGTTGGGAATTAAATGTTGAAACAGATGATCCAACAAATCGAGAAACATTAACTTGTAAGGATTGTAAAACGGAGTATGTGCCGATCAAGTCTACGACCACAAGCATCAAAAAACACAGTTAATAATATAGCAACCGTTCAAACTAAAATTAAAGCCTGGGCAATACCAAGACAGGTTAAGAGGAGATAAACCGTAATGGTAAAATTTGGAAGAAAGCTTTGGATATACGTCTTGGCACTATCGTTCGTCATGGGAGCATCTGCAAACATTGGCCGAAAAACAATTAATTTGATCTGGCCTGATAAGCCGTATCAGCTTGAAATTTGTCAAGATGAATAAAAAAGGTAACCCCGGCAGGCCGATCCTACCGGGGCTCATCAGAATATTTCAGCGTTGCCTAAGAAACACTGATAAAACAAACTACATTATGAAAAATTATAAATCAACTAAATGATGTATTAAATGTAAAACGGACGATGCAATGGAAAAGATAATTGATGTGTGTTGCGGACCCCGGTCTTTTTGGTTTGACCGACAAAACCCTGCTGTAATTTTTGGCGATCAGCGGAGAGAAACAATCACAGTTACGGATCGATCCAATGGAAAAAAAGACGGCACCAGAAAACTGGTCATTGACCCCGACACCCTAATGGATTTCCGGGAAATACCTTATCCAGACAGCACATTCCGCCTCGTTGCTTTCGACCCTCCGCACCTGGCCCGTGCTGGGGAAAAGAGTTGGATGGCTGCCAGATATGGAAAATTATCTGAAAATTGGAGGGAAGATTTGAGGCTTGGCTTCCAGGAATGTTTTCGTGTTTTGAAGCCAGACGGTGTCCTTGTTTTTAAATGGAATGAAACTCAAATTAAATTAAAAGAGGTGTTAGCACTGACACCAGAAAAGCCTTTGTTTGGGCAGGTTTCCGGACGCAAAGGAATGACACACTGGCTCGTTTTTATGAAAGCGGCCACAGAACAATGATAATCGGGCATTATCCCCTTCACGGAATAAGGAATTAAAATGGAAAACAAAACCACCCTTTTCAATATCGAGCAAATCAAATCCACGTTGTTAACCCAGTTCCCGCTTGGATACGTACCCAGAAATAAAATTGAAATTGCTACCGGCGGAATTCTTCACCCCAAAACCATGGCGAACAGAGATACAGACAAAAAACAAAAGTCTATTGAGGGAACTGTCAAAATTGGCGGGAAAATATGCTACCCTATCGACAAAATAATTGAATTCATAGCAACCGAAACACAGATTCATGAAGAATCTGCATAA